TTCCCTGGACAGGTACAGTCTTATTTGGTGATAAAACTGGATTAAGCTCTCCAAGTGCTTTTGATAGAATCAATGTAAGAAGATTATTCATTACATTGGAAAAGGCTATCTCAACAGCTTCTAAATTTCAACTTTTTGAGTTCAATGATGAATTTACAAGAGCAAACTTTAGAAATATCGTTGAGCCTTTCCTAAGAGAAGTACAGGGCAGAAGAGGTATCACAGACTTTTTAGTAGTGTGTGATGAAACTAACAACACAGGTGAAGTAATTGATAGAAATGAATTTATCGCTGAGATTTTTGTTAAACCGACAAGATCAATCAACTTTATTACATTACAATTCATCGCAACAAGAACTGGCGTGGCTTTTGAAGAAGTCGCTGGCGGTTAATTAGTAGAGGAGAAATAAAAAATGGCAAACATTAATGACTTCAAAGCTAAACTTGCAGGCGGTGGCGCTCGTGCCAATCAGTTTAAGGTGACAATGCCTTTTCCTGGTTATGCCCAAGTTGGTGGAGAAATAGAAGACCTAGCGTTTTTATGTAGAGCAACAACAATTCCTGCTATGACAGTTGAAAATATAGATGTCAACTTTAGAGGAAGAGCAGTTAAAATCGCTGGCGATAGAACAATAGCAAATTGGTCTATCACAGTATTAAATGATACAGATTTCAAATTAAGAAACGCATTTGAAAGATGGCAAAACGGAATCAACAACATGACTGACAATGAAGGATTAACAAATCCTGTTGACTATCAAGTTGATGCATTCGTTGATCATTTAGATAGAAACGGTAATACAATTAAGTCTTATACTTTAAGAGGTGCGTACCCAGTATCTTTAGCCGAAATTGGCTTAGATTTTGACCAAAAAACTGAAATAGAAACATTTTCTGTTGAGTTTGCGTACCAGTATTTTGAAACAAATACTACAACTTAATAATTAGATATACTAGAGGGGCTTCGGCCCCTCTTTTAAATCCCTTATAAGTAGTAGTACAAGGAGATATTATGGCAGAATTATTCGGCTTTTCAATAACAAAACTAAAGAAACAAGCTGATCCAAAACAAGCGTTTACAACAGCTCAAGCAGATGACGGTACACAAACGGTCAATGCTGGAGGACACTTTGGATCATACCTTGACATGGAAGGTACTGCGAAGACAGAGCAGGACCTAGTTCGTAGATATAGAGAAATAGCTTTACACCCTGAATGTGACATGGCAATAGAAGATATTGTCAATGAAGCTATTGTCGCTAATGAATTGAAAGATGCAGTAAGAATTAATCTAACAGACTTACCTTATGGAAAAGAAGTTAGAGCAAAAATAGAAGACGAATTTAGAGAAGTATTGAAGTTAATGAATTTCAATACAAAAGGACATGACCTTTTTAGAAGATGGTATGTAGATGGAAGAATCTTTTTTCAAAAGATTATTGATAGAGAAAGTCCTAAAAAAGGTATCACAGAATTAAAATATATTGATCCTAGAAAGATCAAAAAGATTAGAGAAGTTAGAAAGAAAAGACCTGACACTCCAATGCCATCATCACTAAACAGTTTGGCTGTAGTAGATGAATATATTGAATACTTTTTATACAATGAAAGAGGTTTATCAGGTACAACTGGTCAATCTGGTATTAAGATAGCGCCAGATACAATTGCTTTTTGTGCGTCTGGTTTAATTGATCAAAACAAAAATATGGTATTGTCTTATTTACATAAGGCGATTAAACCTGTTAATCAATTAAGAATGATTGAAGATTCAGCAGTAATCTATCGTATAGCTAGAGCACCTGAAAGAAGAATATTTAAGATTGATGTAGGTAATCTACCAAAAGTAAAAGCTGAACAATACCTAAGAGATGTGATGGCAAGATATAGAAATAAACTTGTTTATGACGCTAACACAGGAGAAATAAAAGATGACAGAAATTATATGTCAATGTTGGAAGACTTCTGGCTACCAAGTAGAGAGGGTGGAAGAGGTACTGATATTACTACTTTGCCTGGCGGTCAAAATTTAGGCGAAATATCTGATATAGAATATTTTAGAGCTAAGTTATATCGTTCTTTGAATGTACCAACTAGTAGATTGGAAGCAAGTCAAGGTTTTAATTTAGGTAGAGCTAGTGAAATTACTAGAGATGAATTAAAATTTACCAAGTTTGTTCAAAGATTAAGAAAGAAATTTACTGAACTTTTCAATGATATTTTAAGAACACAATTAGTTTTAAAAGGTGTTATTGCTGAAGGAGATTGGTATACAGTTAGAGATTGTTTACAGTATGACTTTTTACAAGATGGTCATTTTGCTGAATTAAAACAAACTGAACTGATGAGAGAAAGACTAGCATTAGCAAATGAGATGAGAGAACACATAGGTAAATTCTTCTCAGTTGAGTATGTTAGAAAGAATGTATTAAAACAAAATGAAAGAGAAATTGAAGATATGGATAAACAAATTAGAAAAGAAATTAAATCTAAAGTTATCCAAGACCCAATGGCTCAAGTCACTGATGGTGACGACATAGTATAGGAGAAAAAAAATGAGTGAAGAAGTAAAAAACTTTATAGATCAAATAGCGAATGGCGATAACGCTGCTGCTGGAGATGCATTTAAAGATGCGTTAAGAGCTAAAGTGGGTAATTCGTTAGATGGTCAAAGAAAAGAAGTTGCTGGTAATTTGTTTAATGGAGAACTTGAAGTAGAACCACATAGCGACCCAAAACCAACAATAGCTGATCCAGGAACTTTTAACCAAGATGGAAGCGTTTCTAATCCAGGCCAAGATGGTGAAGCACAAATAGACTTAACTCCAGGGGAAACTGAGGATGCAAGTCAGTAAGATAGTTAAAGAGAATCTAATTATAGATTCAAAAAGTTTCAATGACTTATCACCGTTGATGAAAGAAGCAGTTGGTGATGTTATAAAGTTGATTGAAAAAGAAACTGGAAGTATTATTGAAAAGTTTGAAAATTCTGTAAATAAAGTATCAGAATTTCATAATATTAACAAACAAAAATTTTATGATTATTTTGATAAAGAATTAATAGAACAATTAGGAGAAAAATAAAATGGCACAAACATTCATAGTTAAAGGTGATGTTGTCACAAATGCATCTGACAATGATTTTGGTAGAGCACAGTATGTCAGAATTACTGCAACTGCTGACACAACTGCTGTACTTGAAGAATCAAATGGTAGTACAGGAATTGGCCAAGTGTATTTAGAAGATGGTGATACAGTTATCATTGAAAAACACCCTGCTGAAAAAATTACTTGTCCAACTTCAAAAGCTAGTGCAATTGGATCACCGAGAAGTTAATTATGACTATATCAACTACAAAGTTAGTTGATAATGATTTTCATATCATTGTTAACTCAAATGGTATCGGGAACGAAGAAGAACAAACTTTAGTTGATGTTGAAAACTCAAATAAGGCAAGTTCGGAACCTAAAGTATCCGTAGCAAATATTGTTTATGAGATACAAGGTACAGGAAAGATTACTGTGTTCTTTAAAAACGACACAGAAAAAAAAGTAGAGTTAGAGGGTCGTGGAAACTACGGACTTAAACCTACTGAAGAAAAAATAAAAGATGCGATAGGAGATATACTTCTATCCAGTGATTCTAATGTGACAAAGTATAATGTCGTAATAGAGGCACATAAAGAAATGGGATATAACTAATGGCAGATACAGTCACATCACAAACAATATCAGATACTTCAGGTGTCAAATTTGTAGCGAAACTTACAAATTTCTCTGATGGAACTGGCGAAACTTTAGTAAAAAAAGTTGACGCTTCAGAACTAACTTTTATGACTGAAGATGGTAATAGAAAAATATCAAAGATTTTTTACTCTATAAACACTAATAACCCTAAGGCAGGTGTTGAATTAATATGGGATGGTACTACAAACGCTACTGCTTTACACTTAGGTGGTAATGGTTATTGGGATTTAAGAACTAACGGTGCAGAGATTATAAACAATGCTGGTACTCCTACTGGTGATGTTTTACTATCAACAAAGAATTTTGTCACTGGTGATAATTACACAATAATTATAGAGTTTAGGTAAAAAAAGTTATAAATATTAGGACAAAGAGAGAGAATTTATGAAACTAATTTCAGAAGAAGTTGCAAATGCCGAATATATTACTGAAGAAGTAAACGGCAAGAAAGAATACAAAATCAAAGGCGTATTCTTACAATCAAATATCAAAAATAGAAATGGAAGAGTCTATCCGAGAGAAATCTTGGTTAGAGAAGTGAACAGATATACTAAAGAATTTATCAATAAAAATAGGGCTTTTGGCGAGTTAGGACACCCTGACGGACCGACAGTAAACTTGGAAAC